TAAAGCGGCTCCGGTTGGTCTGGCGTCCAGCGCCGACTGCAATCCCTCGACAGTGCTGATAGCCTGTGTGCCGGTGTGCGTAGCGCGGTCTCGGAGCTGAGCATCAGTAGCGTTCGCCGTGGCGCCAGCCGAGACCCCGGCCAGCTTGTTTTTCTCGGCAGTCGTGAAGCTCTCTTCGCTGAGCCCCATGCCTGGCGCCGTATCCACCTTGCCGTCCAGCGCCGCTTGCAGGTCGGTAATCAGGCTGATGGGCAGGGTGTCGTCGGGCTGGAACTCCTCCAGTCGCCCAGCGCCGCCACCCTGATCGACGAGTTTCAGCGGTTTCACATCAGCCATTGAGCACCACCTGCACATTCAGTACCCCGCCACCGGCCAGCGTGACCGGTAGCGAGTAATCGAGATTCAGCGCCAGCCGGAACATGGCACCGCCTGCCTGGTGCGCCGGCAGGTACGCAGGCACGCCCTGCAGCGTGTCCCCTGGCGGCAACTGCCGGCGCCGACCGTCCGCCGAAACAATCGGCCTACGCGCCGTCATCACAGCACCACGTAGCCGTCGTCATCGGTCACCAGCTCGGTGGCCGATTTCGCCACGCCCAGGTACTGGCTGATTTTGTTGGCGTTGCCGGCGTCGGTTTCGTCCAGCGGCGCCGCGGTCACGCCACCCGCCGTGCCCAGCCAATAACGGGCGCCGATGGTCAGGCCGGTCAACTCCGCGTTGGTGCCATCCAGCGGGTAAACGGTTGCGGTCGCTGCCTCGGCAACGGCCTCGAGGACGAATCCGTCAGCATGCCGACCGTTGCTGTTGTCGGCCAGCCGCACCGAGAAGACGCCGCCGTCGTCGTGGTAGTTGACGAATTTACCGGCGCCCAGCGCCTCACTGGCCGCTGCCTGGGTGGTGTCTGCACCGATGCCGACTGGCAACACGCTCTCATCGAGCCGGCCGGTTGCATCGAGGGCGACGATGTTGCCGGCGTTGCCAACGCCAGCAGACACAACAGTGGCGAAAATCTGACGGGTACGGCCCGCAACGCGGGCGAGGAAGCCTTGAGTCATGATGGTTACTCCAGTTCGAGTGGGTCTTGCAGGTTGAGCAGCAGCCGGCCGCTGGCCACCGCCGCGCCGATCAGCACGTCGAAGCCGTCAGTCGGCGGGTTTTGAGTGAGCGCACCATCAGCACCAAGCCACACACGGCCGGGCTGCCAGCTCCAGGCGTCGTCGTCGATAGCGCCCAGGCGTTGCACGTTGACGGGATGGCCCTGATCGGCCGCCGTGAGCGTGACGCCCAGCAGCAGGTCGATGTGTTCGGTGTCGCGGTAGTCGAGCGCAAATACCTGGCCATTGAGCTCGTACACGGCGCGCAGGGCGCTGAGTGTTTCGCCGGCCTGGCGCTGCACGGCAGCACCACCAGCAGGCCCAGGCTCGCCGGGTCGCCCGGCGGGCCCTTGTTCGCCCACCGTGGTGCTGTGCACCTCGGGCTGCTGCAGGCTTACCAGGTATTCGCGCTCGACCTCGCCCGTTTCCAGATCGGGGATTTCCAGCACGGCCAGGTAGGCGTCAGCATCCATGGCGGCATTCCTGCTGCGGGCCGCCCTGGTAGTAGCGGGTGACGGTACCGTCGCTGAATGTCACATCCAGCGTGTACTGCCACTCGCCCGTCAGCAGCTCGGTCTGAGCTGGCGTCAACACTCGGGTGACGGTGCCGGGCGCTGGGCTGGCCAGGCCGCTGCCGAGCGTGAGCGTCAGCAGCTCCTGCCCGGCGCCGGTCAAACGCATAGCCACCGTGGCGCCGGTCAAATCAATCGGCAGTTTGTACACCAGCTCGCCGCCGCGCGGCTGCAGGCCGGCACCGGACAGCGCGTTGATTTCCAGCGTGCCGGCATCAATCCGTTTCGCGCGCCAGGGCAGCGCCGCGCGCGGGTCGCGATTGAGGTCGGGCATGCCCGTTACGCCGCGCACCCACACCGGCCAGTCGCCGGCCAGTTCGTGATCGACAGTGAGCCGCACGCCACTCTCGCTCGCCGTGATAGCGGTGATGGGCAGGTATACGAACGCCGGCTGCATCAGCCGCACAGTGTCGCGGTATGTGGTGCCCGGAATGATGGGCAGGTCTAGGCAGGCCGGCTGCATGGCTGGCTACTCCGTATTTTGAGTGGGGTTACACAGCTGGCGCTGGCGCTAGCGCCAGCTCCTGCCAGGCCCAGATTTCATCGCCCGGGCGCACGGTGATCCACACACGCACCCCGCCGTGGGTTGAGGTGCAGATAGTTGGCCACTCTGGCACAGGAGATGGTGGCTCGCTGTAGGTGGTGATGTAGCGAAGGTCGCCAACGATGACCCACTCGCCACCCAGTGAGCGGAGGTAGTGGTTGCCGTCGGGGTCGATCCAGTGGGAGCCCGGCTCCGCGTCTACAGGCTCGGTGGATTGTTGATACGTATGCTGCACAGTGCTCATGGGTCATGCTCCCGTTACAAGATAGTTTCCAGCGCCGTCCACCAGGGCGGCCCCGGTGCCGTCCACCAGGGCACCCACGGGTACGCTGCCGCCCTCCAGCGCAGCCACGCGCTCATGCAGGTCATCGATTTGGTCCGTCAGTGCCGTTAGGAGGCCGGCCGTCACGCTGCTGTAGATCACGCTGCCAGCTGCCCAGGCCCGGTCAGTGGTGCCCTCCATCCCCCGCATCAAAGTGGCAGCGCCGCCCGCAACGAGCGCGTCGACAATCTCCCAGGTGGTGGCTTGAGGACCTGCCCCGTCGGCGATCACCAATCGATATACGCCGTCCGGCAAATCAAGCGGGCAGGCAGTAGCCCCCAGCGGCAGGACGATGTCCCGAATCCAGAAATTCACGAAGCTCATGTTTGCCCTCCGAGGCTAGATCCAGCCGGAAATTGTTCTACCAGGCATGTCGCAGTCGCGCGCGTACTGGCCTGTCATTGGGTTGTACGCGCCACGGTATAGAAAGGCCGGCCCCTCCACTGAGCGCACCGCACAGCACGTACTCGTCGCCCACGGCCAGGCCGAGGCGCGTGATCGCCTCGGCCGGCACCGGCAGTTCACTGCCGCCCGCGCTCAACGGTGCGGTCAGCGCGTAGCACCAGTTGTCGATGAATCTCATTGGCAAAGCCCCTTTCAAACCCACGTAAATTCATCACCGCCCAGCCGCTGCCGCTCTACCTCTCCCGTCACGGGGTTGTAAGCCCCACGGCTAAAGGTTCGGTGGTAGTTCCAAAGCGATTGGTTGAAGTTGCTGGCGTAGCGGTCATGCCCCGGCACCAGGTTGCCGGTAGCGACATCGCCATGAACCACGCCGCCCGGCGTGATGGCGGGACCGCAGACGTACTCAAAGAATGCAGAATCGCCGCTGCCATAGCGCCGCCTCATGAATGCCGACAAAACCTTGTTGCTGCCCGCGAAGACGGCGCACCAGTCCATGGTCAGGTCTGCATTGCCTTCACCCGCCCTAGCGCTAGAAACGCGGGGCGCGTTGTCGTGTCTAGGCCCTACCGTGCCGGTGAGAATCTCGCCACGCAGGCTTTCAGAACCAATGACCGGCGCGTTGTCCTCGGTGTGGACATACTGCTGGCCTGAGAAGCGCAGCGTGTAGGTCGTGCTGTTGGGATTTTGATCCTCAAGCCAACCTGCCGCGAAGAACGGTTGCCAGGCCCCGGCGCCCAGGCGCACCTCGACGTTGTAGTTGTAGTCGCGGGTGTAAGGACTCCACCACTGCGCGAGGTCGTTGCGCTGCGCTGGCTTCTGCGCAGAAAGCGTCAAGCTAGTGCTGATGCGCAGGCGGGCGAGTTCAGCTGTGCCAGCCGCGTTGTACCAGGCACTCACCGCGAACTCGCGCACGGCCTCGGCAGTGGAGGTACCGGCGCCGTACCCAATGCCAAATTTCCATGGTCCGCCCGCGCCCGACGAGCCGTCGCCGTTGTAAGGGGGTGTTGGTGGCTCGTCTGGCCCCCATTCAGTCCATGGCCCGCCGACCGGCGAAACCAGCCACAGCATGCTCTGCTCCAGCGGCCCGCCATCATGGGCCGTGAGATTGCCGGTGACGCAGTCCTGATAGCCTGCGAGTACGTTGACAGTGCCCGCTGTGAAATCCTCGTTACAGACCAGCTCAAGGATCGCCCCCACGCCCTCATCCGCCCCACGGTCAATGCGTATCGCGTACGGGTAGGTAGGATAGAGCTGGAGAAACTCAAGCCCCAGCAGCCAACGCCTGCCGTCTGGAGAAATGTCGAATATGACATCCCTGCTGTAGGTATTGGGCAGCCCCTGCACCTGGGCGCTCGGCACAACCACCTCGATGCGCTGCAAGAATCCGTTGGCGGCAACCAGGTCGGCCCGCACTCGCACACCTTGCCCAGTGCCAAGGTTTGTTGCCCCAACGACGATGGGGGACCACCCGTGCGGCAGGCGCACATGCCGGCGCCGGTCGGTGGCAATGCCGCCCCATACAGAGAAGTAAGCGCTATAGCCGTTGCCGCTGGCGATGCATCGATTCCACAACCTGGCCTCCGGGTCATCCGGCTGCAAGGTGGGCTCTGGCAAGCCGGGCTCAAACAGATAGGTGCTAGGCCCGATAGCGGTCGCAAACTGCGGCGAGAAGATCTGCCGGCCGCTCGGTAAGCGCACGTAGGGCGGCCCGTTGAGCGGCGCAACGAACAAGCCGTGCCAGGGAAAGCCGAAGGTCTCCAGCTCTTCGTTTAATGGCATATCAACTAGTGACATTCTGGAACTCCATCACCACCTCGGCGCCGTTGGCATCGGTCATCACGATGGTCTTGGTCGCCCGCACGCTGAAGAACACCGCACCGTCGGTGCTCGGGCGCAGCACGGCGGTGTAGTACTCCCGCGTGCCGGGCTGCTCCACCAACGGGCTGGCAATGCCGCCGCCCGTGGCCGGCGGCGCGGTGTAGTTGCCCCGCCCCCGCTGGGGCGCCACGCTGCCGCGCGGCTCGACTGCGGGCAGCGAGCGCCGCTGGCGAGGCTGCTTGACGAGCGCGTTGACTTCTTCAACCTCAGTCTTCCCGGTACGGCGCTTGATCATCTCGTCGCCGAGCGCGCGCCGCGCTTTGGCATTCGCCTCGCCCAAGTCGCGCCGCGCCTTTTCGTTACGCTCCCCGATCGCTCGGCGCTGATCTGCAAGTGTTGCCATCGTTACAACTCCAGAATGTCATTCGGGATAGCCACGCGGTAGTGCGCGGTCACCTCGCCGGTACGCTCGTCGCGGTAGATCTCGGGAATCTCCACGGCCTCCACATCGAAGCGCCGCGGGAAATCCTCGGCGGCCAGGTCGTCTTTCGCGCCCCAGTTGCCGGAGAAGCCAAGGCGCCCGTCGTCATATGGCGCAATGGGAAAGCCGGTGTACGGGTCGTTCAGGCGGCCGCCGAGCTGGGTGGCTAGGATCGATCCACCGGTAATCGGCGCCAGGCTGGTGTCCGGCCTGGGCGGCACGGTGAGCGGGTCACCCACACCGCCGCCACGGCTGATCGCAACACTGATGGTGGTGATCGCCGTGCCGCCCTCGATGTCGATACGGTGCTGGACGCGCCGGCACTTGCCCTGCGCCAGGGCTTTGTCCTCAAGGCGCAGGGTGTGCACGGTGTCTATACCAAGCGCCAGATCAGTCGGCACCTGCCAGCTCAGCGTCGTGCCCCTGTGTGCGCTCAGCAGCTGCACCGCGCCACCCCACAGCATCGTCAGCATGGCCGCATTGCGCCGTACCTCGTCAGCCAGATCAGTCGCTCCACTGGTGCCTGATGGCCGGGCATCCTCCCACTCATCAGCCACAGCACTGTCGATAGCCACATTGCCGCTATCACGGGCGATCACCTGGGTGGCCACATCCTCGCCGCCAGGCGCAGTCAGCAGCAGGGTGTAACGCTCCGTCACCTGCTGCACCCAGCGGCGCCCGCCAGATGCCGTGGCGCTAAGCCACAGGTTGTCGAAGGTGTTCAGCCAGGGGCGCCCGTCCCCGCAGGGGTCACTCATGGTCAGCGGCAGCTTGAAGCCGCCGACGTTGCCCACCATCGTCAGTCCCGCGCCAGTGATGGCGCCCTCGATCATCTCGGTGGTGGGCAGGTCGCTGGTCCATGTGCGCCATTGGCAGAAGCCCGGAATGCCCGTGCTGCTCGCGTGCGGGTGCGTCCAGCCAAAGCCCTGGATGTGCTGCCAGAGGCGCGGGAAGCGGTAACCGGCTTCGATCTCCAGTCGGTTGATGGCGGCGCCCAGCGGCTGCAGATCAATCTGCACGCTCTCGAACAGCGTGGTGCCGGGGCCGAACACGAAATGCGGCGTGGCCGCGGCCGCCCAGTTGGTCACGCGCACCTGCCCGGTCGGCGAGCAATCCAGGCTGGCCGGGCGGCTCTCCATCCGCTCCTGCGCATAGTCCCAGCGGCTGCGGCCGGTCACTGGCTCGAATAGGTCAGCAGACCAATGGCCGCCGGTCAGTGCGTCGATGGCCTCGATGGTCATGCCCTCGATGCGCTGCTGCAACTGGTCGCTGCAATCGCACGCCAGCAGGCGCCAGGTCGGGTCCCACTCCGGCATCTCGATCTTGCCGGTGAACAGGCGCTGTTCAGTGATCTCGCCGTCACGGTTGCGGCTGATGTAGTCGATCTGCACCGGCTTGCCTTTCCAGTCGTCCGGCACCACCGGGCCAGGCGGCAGATACAGCACAAAGCCACCGACACCGGCGGCGCCCTCCTCGAGGTCGACATCGATCATGCCGGTAACCTGGCTGGTGAGGTCCACCCCATCCACCAGCAGGCGCACACGCCAGTTGAAGGCCTGGCCGCGCACCACGTATACCGGCTCGTAGGCCGAACCCAGGGCGACAGCAAGCGGCCCGCTGGCGAGCGGCTGAGCTCCGATCAGCATGGGTTACACCTCTTCCCAGGGTACGGACCAATCAAACGAGCCGTTCTGCGAGCGAGCCGGCCGCTCGGCCATCACGGAGTAAACAGGCATCCAGTCCACGCGGTATTGGTCGGCGCCGGCCACGGCAGTCACGGTTACGGTGTTGGTTTCAGCGTTCAGTGCACACGGCGTTCGGCGCCACTGGCCGTCAACGCGAGCAAGCGACCAGGGTGCACGGTCAGGTCGCGGGGTACTGGGCAGCAGGAACACAAGGCCGGCGCCCTGCATGCTGCTCACCTGCGTCACCCGCAGTTCCAGCGGGTTGCTGTAGTCCAACCCATCCAGGCCAGCCGGGTACACACCACGGCCCGCCAGGGTGCCGCTGGTTTTCTGCCAGTGGGTTTGTTTCACCGCTGCGCCATCGCTCATGCGCAGCACCTGGCTGCCGCCGATTGGCTGCTCGGCCTGCTCGGGCGCGCCGGCGTGCTTGTCCAGCGCAATGCCACCCAGCATCACGGCCACAGTCATAGCGTGCTCCAGAAAAAGTGAGGCCCTCGAGCGAGGGCCTATTTACGACGGGAAGAGCCGCCGAACTTGGTGGCCAGGCGGCGCATGTTGGGGGCTTGGGCTTGCTCGACGAATACCGACACTTCCTGCCCGCCGCCCTCAAGCACCATGCGGCCAAGGTTCGGGATTGCCGGGGTTGATGCAGTCGCTGCGTCCACTGCACCGCCGTCGGCAAACTGCGGAATGGCCAAGCCGTTCATCTGGTCCAGCAGGCCGGTACCGTAGTGCCGAACAGCTGCGGCGCGCAGCACATACTCACCATTGGATAGCCTGGCCAGAATGCTGTCGCTGGTACCGGTGCCCGGGCCGCGTACAGAGCCGCCAGTAGCAAACTGCTGAGGAGCTGTTGCCGGCGACTCAGTGATGCTCGTACTCACCGTAGCGGTCAACGTCAGTATCTGCCCGAGCTGCGCGGCCAGCTGCTCCATATCTGCAATCAGCTTCTGCTTGGCCTCTTCGCTGAGCGTCGGATCGACCTTCACATCGCGGATCTTGTCGAAATCCTTGTTCAGCGCATCGATCTGCTCGCGGATTCCGGCAAGGCGCTGGTCAGCTCGGCTCTCTTCCAGCTTGCTGGCCTCCTGCTCAATGGCCATCAGCGACTTGGCGAAGCCATCAAAGCCGTAGGTGTTCTCACCTGCAGCGGCCAACTCCTGCAACACCCTGAGCGCCGCCTGCGCCTGCTGCTTGGCACCTTCAATATCCCCAGCCCGCAGGGCAGCCTGGGCGGCCAGCCGCGCATCTTGAAATTGCCCAAAACTCGCGCCCTGCTGACCACCAGACCGGAATCCAGCAATGGCCTCGGCGTAGCGTTTTTCAATATCAAGCCGATCCTTGCGGACCTTCTCGATATCGCTCAGCGCTTTCCGCTCTTCGCCAGCAAGTTCGCGCAAGCGGCTGCTGGCATCAGTCACCATCTGCCGGTAAGACTTGGCCAGCGCCTCGTTCGAGCCCTTTACTTCATCAGCCAACTGCTGCTGAAGCTTGCGGATATCGGCGGCAGATTTAGCAGCCTGCGAGCCCTGCTCCTCGTAAGCGCCATTCCAGATTTTGGTGATTGAATCAGCCGCTTCCTTGCTGATATCAACGTAATCCTTCGCCGCGTCCGCCATGATCTGGCGCGCCCCGGCAAAGTCGCCAGAGGCAGCAGCGGAAGCGGCAGCGGCCAATGCCCCGATTGAGTTACCGGCAGTGCGAAAAGCTGCGCTCACGGCGATGCCAACGGTAGCCAGCACCTTCAGCGCACCGCCCAACACCGTTGCCGCCAGCGTCGCGTTCTTGCCTCCCTCGGACGCATCGATGAGCAGGCCGGTCATCGTGTTCAGCGTTGGCAACAGCTCAGCGGAAATTGTATTGCCAGCCCCACTAGAAACCGCTGAAAGCGTAGAAAGCGAGTCATTGAACTGCTCTGCCTGAGCCGCCTGCGTATCGCTGATCACCAGCCCGAGCCGCTCGGCCTGTGCCACCAGCGCCGCAATACCGTCAGCGCCGGAGTTCAACAGAGGAATCAGGCGCGCACCAGACCGCCCGAAAAGCTCGATGGCCATGGCCGATTTCTCAGCCCCATCCGGCAGTTCGGCGAAGCGAGCAGCCAAGTCAGCCAGCAGCTGGTCGCCACTGCGCACTGCGCCGGCCGCGTCGGCAACCGAAACCCCCAGGCGCTGAAACAACTCAGCCTGGGCCTGGCCTCCATTAGCGGCCTGCACCGCAGTGCGGTTCAAGCGAGCAAAAGCCGTCGACAGATCGTTGGTGCTGACGCCAGATTGGCTGGCCGCCCATTGCAAGCCAGTAAAAGCCTCAGTTGTAACGCCGGCCGCCTGAGCCAGCTTGCGCGCCTCATCGGCTGCGTTAATGCTGGCTTTTACCCAGGATGCAACAACGCCAAGGGAGAACATCCCCGCCAGTGCGGCGCCGGCTTTCTTGCTAACTGACTCGAGATCGAACAGCTGCCGCTGCGCCTGGTCGAACGCCGGCTTGGCCGCGTTCTTCCCTTCGATCACCAGCTGGGTAGTTACGCGGGCCATTATCCGAGCTCCCTCAACATTTTACGGAACGATTCCGGCTTGCCCTTGGCGCCACGCGCCACGATCAGCGCAAGCCGCGCCCGGCGCCGCTCTTCGCTATCCAGCACATCCGAGAACATCTCAAGTTGCGCCAGCGTGTAGCTCTGCACATCCCCCAGCCTGTGACCGGCGGCGATCAGGCGCCCGGCGACTTCGCCCCAGCCAGAGCCTTTTCCGCCTCCACCAGGGCTTTCTCGAAAAAACCAGCGTTCACCCGGATCACCTCGATCATCAGGCTGACAGCTGCGGCGGCTGGCAAGCGCCAGATTCGCCAGCGCGAGAGGTTGGTGGCCGTGCGCAGTATGTCGCGCAGTTGTCCATTTACTACCGCGTAGGCGTACAGCTCTTCCATGGTCTTGCTGGAACCCATGGCGATCACGATGCAGGCTGCACGGCCGAAGCGCTCGAAGTCGCGCAGCTGCACCGGCTTGATCTGCACCTGGCGACCGGCCAGGCCGACCACAACCGGCTCGGGAAACAGGATCTTCAATTGAGACATAGAAACTCCGAGCAATAAAAAACCCGCCGTAGCGGGTTTTGTTGGCAGCCCCATCAGCAGGGCACAGGCACCTTGATAATCTCAGCACGTCCAACGCGGCGACCGTCCTTGGATACGCGACTTGAATTGACCTGACGATCAACCCACTTCACGCAAGGCCCTTGGGCAGCGGGCGCAGCGCGCGGCCTCTCAGCCTGTATAGGCGCATCCGGCAGCTTCTCGCGCTCGCCTACAACGGTGTAGGTCTGGCCCTGGCTGCGCGAGGCTGCTGGGCGCGAAGGGTCAGCAAGGCGAGTAGCCGGCCCATCTCCACTTGGCCGAGCATTTTTAACCGAAACCACAGCAGCATCATGGTCAGGGCTCGGGCACGCGTGCTGGCTGAAAGTCACCTTGCCAGCAGCATCCACGCACTTCACAACACTGGCGGCGCTCACAAGCGCAGGCACCACCAGCAACATCACAAGGTATAGAAAACGCATCAGATCCCCTCCCAGTTACCTGATAGGGAATCTAGCACAGCCTTACACCACGTCGGTGTTCTGCACTTCCATGCGGAAAATAGCTGCCTCGCCAGCATCGAAGATGTTCGGGTCGGGCAGCATGCGCAGCTGCACAGGGATCACGCCGAACTCAGCGCCCTGGTTCAGCGGCAACCCGCCGTTCAGGCTGATGCGCACGTAGTAGGCTTCAGTGACGCGTTTCTCGCCATCGCCGGCTTCGTTCACCTGCTCGAACAGCACGCGGTAGAACTTGCGGCCGGTCACGAACGGGTTGACCACATCCACGGTCGGATAGGTGTAATCCACCTCGATTGGCAGGCTTTTCAACCCGCCCCCGACCGGCGCCACGGTCGCGTTGATGGCGGCAGCCAGCTGGCCACCCGGCAGCACGTGAATACCACTGGGCGTCACGGCATAGTCAACACCGCGCTCATAGGTCGCCGTGCCGCCAGCGCCGGTCACAGCGCTCACCACCAGCGGCATGTGGGTCAGCTTGATGGTGCGGTCGACATGAGCATCATGCTCTTCGCCAGAGACCGTGCCGCTGGGCACTCGCTCGGTGGAGCCGTAGAGGATCACCGCTGCAGCAGCAGGGCTGAAGTTCACGGCCTCGCCTGTGCAGTTGAGCGCCGTGGTGGAAGTCACACCATCAAGCTCAGGCAGGCCAATGCGCTCCGGGTCTTGAATGGTGATCTCGGTCGTCTCCGGCTCGATGGTCACGTTCTGCAGTTTGAACAGCGATTCGAACGCGCGAGAGGGATACGGCGCAACCTTGGTCGGGCCGCGGAACAGTTGAGTATGAAGCATGGGTTTCTCCTGGCCGGCGGCCGTCAGTTATAGGTCTGGACGTACTGGATGCCCAGACGGATGGTGATGCTTTGGGTGGTTTCGCCTTTCACCGCCCAGCGGTACTCGGCTTCGTCGCCTTCCTCATCGAGCAGTCCGGGGAATTTGCGTTCGGGCAGATCCTGGCCAATGCCGAAGGCGCGCAGCACATCGACGTGGAAGTTGGCCAGGTCTTGTTCGGTGGCCGTGACGCTGAACACGCCTTCGATTTCGTACTCGCGCACGCGCAACCCCTGCTGGCCGGCCAGGTCAAGGCGGCGATCAGCACCGCCGATCAGCAGCACGAAAGGCTTCGGCGTCTTGTCGGTGGCAACCTTCGGCGCAGGAAATACGGCCTTCACGTCGGTGTAGAAGCCTGAATTCGGCTTGATCAGCTCAAGCCGATCCTGCGCCGCCGCTGTCACAGCGGCCACGTTGGGGAAAAGGGCCATGGGTTACCTGCTGTATTTGGCGATCTCACGCCGGATGCGGCGCTCGAACTCTTGCTGCAGAAAGATGTTGGTCCAGCGGATCGTCCCGGCGTCCGTGAACTGCCGGAACCAGTAGGCCACGCTTGGCCCCTGGGCCAGCTGCAGGGCGCGCTGGTAGGCATAGGTGCGCTGCCCGGTCGCCTTCTGCACCGTCTTGCCGCTGCGCGTACTCAGCGGCAGCCGCTGCCGGCTGGAAGGGTTCACGAAGCCGGCCGCAATCTTCTTCCCGCCCGGCCCAGCTACCCAGATCCGGGCGCGCGTGGCGTCGATGACATCGAAGCCCCACTGCCGGTAGTTCACCACCAGCACGCCAGAGCTCGAAGGAATGATCCGGGCATCCATGCGCCGACTGTTCGCCCGCTTCACCCGCAGCGCACGGCGAAGGAGCGGCGCGTCGATGGTGCCGGCCAGCGGCTTCACATAGCGCTCGGCGCGGCTGCGCGTAGCGGTCGTGTTCACAGCACCGCGCGCCACCGGTTCAACGCTGCGGCCGATGGCCGCCAGCCTCGCCTGGGCCATCTCACGGCCAACCAGGCGAACGCTCATGTTCACTCCACCGGCTGCAGCCATAAGCCCCTCACCACCCCGTCGTCGGTATCGTCTGCGTAGTTGGCCACCACATACAGGTCGCCCTCTACGCGCAGCTGGTCGCCAGCCTGCGGGCGCCCTACTTCGATAATCGCCACCTCAGCCCGCGTCATATAGCTCACCACCTGGCCCAGCTCATCGCGGTAAGGCGCTTCATGCGTCAGGTGCACCCGGCAGCACCGCGGCACGCCATCGGCGGGCAGGTACTGCGCAGGCTGGCCGACGAGCTCGCTGCAGGTGATGGCCACCTCGGCACGCTGGCCGGTAAAGTCCCGCACGTCGTCGATCAGGAACAGCCGAGCATCGCTGCGCAGGTAGCGACCGGCACGCAAGCGTTCGTCCCACCACCCGCGTACAGCAACCTTGGCAGGTGAGCGCAGACCCGTATGGGCCGGAACATCGGCGCTTTCCTTGCTGTTGATGCTGAACCACAGCCAGTCCAGGCACCGCACGGTCAGATCCTGCTGAAGCTCGAGCAGCTCGGCCGGGGTATCCAGTCGGCCGGCCCTCATATCCCAAGCCCCACGCGGTAGAAGTGCAGCATGTTCTCGGCCTTGGGGATCTTGCTGTAGGTGACGCCCACCACAGACTCCTCGCGGTTGGCGTAGAGCTCAGCCGCGATAATCAGGATGGCAAGGCGCACGCTGTTGGGCACGGAGACCGGTTCGCCTTCATCATCCTCCCAGGGGATTGGGCGGTTGATGAATTGGCTTGCGGTGTCGACGGCGGCGGCCAGCTTCTCCTCGAGGTCGGTATCATCCAGGTTGTGACGAATGCGCAGGTGCCGCTTCAGGTCTTCGACGCCTGGCAGGCCGATCACTTCGGTAGTCATGGCTGGCCACCGTAGCGGCGGAAGGCGAAGCTGGTGATGCCTTCGCGGCCCAGTTCGGATTCCTTCTCGTTGACCTCGACGCACCCAAAGCCCAGGCGCGCGAACCAGGCAATCAGCCCGCTTTGCGTCCAGTACCAGAGATGCTCGCCAGGCTTGTAGTGCTTGCTGCTCAGGCAATCCCATTGGCTCAGATAGATTGGCATGGATACGAATACCCACTCGCCAACCTGGGCCAGCAGTTTCTCTGGGTCGGGAATGTGCTCGAGGCTGTCCCAGCAGCAGATTGCTTCTGTGGCGTTGGCGTAGATATCGAAGTAGCGATTGCGGGCCTTAAGCCATGCGACTGCCTCGGCGTTTACGTCGTATCCCCAGCAATCGGCCTCGGTTACGAAGCGACCACCACCAATACCGATATCCACCACGCCAGACTGGCAATGTCGCGCAACCATCTCCACGCGCGCACGAGTCAGCGCTTCGCCCATCGGCGTATCGTCCAGCGCTTGGTACTTCTCGAAGTACGGGCCGCTGTAGTCGATAGGTTGGCGCGGGTGGAAGCCCATGCCCAACTCTTCAGACCACAGCAGGCAGTCGGTCAGCCCATTCGGCAAAGCGCTGGTCATAGTCGGCGATTCTCTTGTCACAGTTGTGGTAGCGCTCGGTACACCGGCAGAATTTGTCGGGTACCGCGAAGGTGATGTATTCGGTGTTCATGGCCGGATCAGTGATCAGCTCCGGGGCGTTGTAGCCGCCCTGCCCGCCGCATACGATCCAGGCTGGCACGCCGGCGGCGATGCTAGCCGGCACGATCCAGCCGATACCGCCAACAACAGCGACTGCGCCCTGCAGCAGCGCCAGCAGTTGCCCGACCGCCAGCTCGCCAGCGTGGTAGCGAATATCGGCGGCAGGCAGCGGCTGCAGCGCCCATTCCTGGCCGGGCTGGAGGTCAGCTACCGAAACAACCTGGTAGCCGCGCTTGCGCAGTTGCTCGGTGGCACTGGCGACGTATTCCGGCAATGGGTTGCGAGCATCCGCCCGCCATTCCTCTCGAACTGTTACTGGCCGTACGACAACGTACCGGCCGGATACCGGCGATGGGCCGAAGTCGGGCAGATCAAGCAGGCCAGGCTCCAGGCGAAAACATTGGCGCATGCCGGCGTAGATGCCGGCGGCGCCGTATTGAATGCGTTTCTGTGCGCCGCTCGTTGGCGGCCTTGCCCAGCGTGATTGCCGGGCAATGTTCTTGGCCTGGGTGCGCAGCTTGGTTGCTGGCCGGACGCACTGCACATGCGGCATGTCTTTGTACAGCTCAGGCCAGGGCGTTTCGAGAAAGACCGGCCGGCGGATCTGTCGAACGAAGGCGCGCTGGTAGATGTTGTCGCCAAGGCCTTTTAATCCACGGATGAACAAAGCGCCACCTCCAGCCTCTCGCGCGGGAAGCAGCGCAAAGCCGTCTCGCGTGAACAGTTGATGATTTCCACGCCTGTCAGCGCCTTGGCCACCTTCTCGAAGTGCTCAGGCCATTGGGCGATGGAGCCGGCATTACCCAGATTGCGCGGGTGGTCGCCGTGCCAGTGGCGTTTGCCGCCGGTGTACTGCACGTCGTAGCCCAGCAGGATCACGCGCGTGGCGCCACGCAGAGCAGCAAGCGATATAGCTCCAGCACCGGAGTTGCCGTGCTCGCCGATACCGGCAGGCTTGGCGCCGTAGCGGTTGAGCCGCATGGAAAGTCGCTCACCGGTGAAGCTCTCGACCTCAGC